GGAGAAGGCACTGGAAGTGGCACAGGAAGTGGCACTGGAACAGGAAGCGGCACTGGAGATGGCACTGGTAGTGGCGAGGGAGGCGATGGCACTGGAGCTGGAACCACACCCCCTATAGTCATTAGCGATAATGGTGAAACAGTGGAGGTTCCTTGGAGTCCAATTTCTTTCGCATACCCCGATGTGCCTACTTATGGCATTGCCCCAGGCATTTCATATAGCCAGGCAAAACCACAAGGATATACAGCATTTGATGAGGGTTATGTGCCTGTTGATTACAACCCCTTTGCCATTCAAAGCAATGTGGCCGATCCACCATTGATTTATAGTCAATTTAATTCATTGCCGCTTGGTTATCAGCCATTAGGTTTGGGCAGCATACAACAAATTATAGACGCTTTAGGAGGAAGAATTCCATGACATCACAAAAAGACATACTGGCTTCAAACGAGGCTGAAATAATCCTTAACAGTGAAACATTTAAAAAATCAATAGAATCACTGAAAGAGGAATATATTAACTTGTGGGTTAATAGTTTGCCTGAAGAAAAAGAACTAAGAGAGCAATTACACCAGGCAACAAAACTATTACCTGAAGTTGAAAGACACTTAAGAATAATTGTTGAAAAAGGAAAAATTACAAAAGCCAGTTTAAACAGGCTGAGAAAAGTTATTTAAATAGTTTGTATTACAAATAGCAAACGTTTAAAATCAAAAGATCATAATTCAATATGAGGAATCCAACATGGTAGATAAGCCACTGGAACTACAAACAGAAGTAGATAAGGCAACCAGCGCCTTTGAGGCTCTAATGACTCCCCCGGAAGAAAGGCCGGAAGCAGCACCAGAAGAAACTCAAGAGACAGCTGAGTTAGCCGATGAAACTGTTGAAGAAGAAGTTGTTGAGGAGTTAGAACTCCAAGATGACGATAGCGAAGAAACAGAAGAAACTCTTGACGCAGAACAAAATGAGTCAGAAGCAGTTGAGGAACCGACACTATACGGAGTCAAAATAAATGGCGAAGATGTTTCGGTTACCCTTGATGAGCTTCAAAACTCGTATTCAAGGCAAGCAGATTACACCAGGAAAACCCAGGAACTTGCAGCACAAAAAAAAGTGTTAGAACAACAGCAAGCTGAGTTAGGCCAACAAAACAGTCTTTATTCAGAGTTGATACCAAAACTCCAAACCCAATTAAAAACTGGGCTAGGTGACTATGAAAAAGTTGACTGGGAACAGCTATACGCAGATGATCCAATAGGATATGTGCGACAGCGAGACAAATGGAATGAACAAAAAGAACAGTTAGCCGCTGCTGAGTCTGAGCAACAACGACTCAAACAAGAGTCAGCTCAAAAGTATAATGAGCAAGTGCAAAATTATATGGCTTACGGCGAACAACAGTTACAAAAGGACATTCCTGAATGGAAGAACGCTGAAGTGGCCCAAGCGGAAAAATTAAAAATCCGCCAATATGCCATCGATCAGGGTTTTACAGCAGAAGAAATTAATCAGGTTTATGATTGGCGGTTGTTGAAAATTATGAGAGATGCTTATAAGCACTCATCAACTAAAAAAGCTGCTAAGAAGAAACCTAAACAAAAAGCTGCTGCTCGCGTAGCACGACCTGGAACTGTAAAGCAAACCAAGTCAACCACTCCTCTGAAAAAGGCAAAAACACGGCTCAAAAAGACAGGCAGCGTAAAAGACGCAGCTCGGGTTTTTGAGCAATTAATATAAACCTTTAACTTCCGGTTTACCGGAAAGGAGAAAACGATATGGCTATGGTCACTAATGCGTGAACCGTCATGCGCATTTAAAACTCCGTGAATTGCTGGAACACCCTAACGAGAAAGACGAGGGCAATCAGCAGCTAAGACAAACAGAAATGTTTGGCAAGTCCAGAGACTAGGTTATGGAGTCCTAACGAATAAGACGAGGACAGTAAAAACCCAAGAGCGCGGAGCAACTTTTTAAGTTGATGAGATAGTCCGAACCTATATTAGCGTATAGGAAGCCATCCATAAACAGTTTGGCGATAACAGAAATTGTTGACACCTATGAAGCAACAGCTGACAGAGAACAGTTGAGTAATATCATCTATAATTTGTCGCCTACGACTACCCCCTTCATGAGCTCAATCAAAACGTCGTCAATAAAAAATGTCGTATTCGACTGGCAAACGGAATCGCTTCCTTCAGCAACAGGAACAGGAGACCTAGAGGGTTTTGAACTCTCAAGGGCAACATCTACTGGCACGACTCGTCAAACTAACGTTGCGATGATTCAAAGCAGAGATGCAACTGTAACCGGTTCGCAGCAAGCAAGTGATCCAGCTGGCAAGAAAACAGAAATGGCACATCAGCTTAATTAATCTTGAGCCGTATTGGAGCAATCCAATAGCGTAAATCGGGTGAATTGCTGGAACACCCTAATAAAAATTAGGGCAATCAGCAGGCAAGCTCAGTATGGCGGCATAAGCCAAGGGACTGAGAAGCTTCAACGACTAGGTGGTGACGAAAGAATAAACCACCCAAGAGCGCCCGAAACCCCACAGGGGTTATGATATAGTCTGAGCTGCATATATTTTAGAAAATGCAGAAGCAAATCATAAACAGGTTTGCGATAACAAAACTGGCGATTATGGCAAAGGCTCTGAAAAGAGACATGGAAACCGCTTTATGCGGTGCATACGCTAAAGTCACAGGTGATGCCACTACTGCAAGGCAAACCCGTTCCTTTGAATCCTGGATTACATCCAATGATTCTAGGGGATCAGGCGGGGCAGACCCTTCAGCCAGCACTGCACCCACAGATGGAACACAACGCGCATTGACAGAAGCACTATTAAAAACAGTCTTACAGACTGCCTTTGGAAATGGTGCAGAAATTCAAATGGCGATTTGTGGCCCTTATAATAAGGGAGTCATCAGTGGTTTTACTGGGCGTTCGCAAGCACGACAGTTTGTTGATGCAACGACAGTAGAAGCCAGTGTTGCAGTCTATTCATCAGATTTTGGTGATATTAAGATTGTGCCATCGAATTTCAGCAGAGAAAGGTCTTTGTTATTAGTTGATCCTGAATATGCAAAAGTTTCATATCTTCGTGATTTTGAATCTATCGACATTGCAAACATAGGAGATTCCGTAACAAAACTTTTACTTGTTGAGTTTGGCTTAGAAATGTGTAACGAGGCAGCAATGGGGATTATTGCTGATTTAGATACATCCTAACGGCATAAGCTACGGGGCGGGTTGAAATGATATATATTCGCCCCATTTTGAAATGACAATAAAAAGAACAACAATAGACTTGAGGGAAAACCTCAAATCAGAATTTATTACCGAGAAAGTGGGTGTGGAGAAAGCTCGTAACATTTATCACACCAAACAGAATGTTGCCCCGGTAATAGATCATGTTAAGAAATTAAAAGACAACATAACAACGCCAGGCAAAGACTTTAGACATGTCGCAGAAGTGCCGATGGTGATTTATCAGAAAGCTCTTAGAGAGGGATGGCATAACGATCAAAAAGCCTGGAAGCGTTGGCTCAATGACAGTGACAATAAGGTGTTTAGAACATGGGAAGGTAAAGTATGACTTATGCAGAACTGAAAGCCGAGATAGCCGCATTTTTAAACAGAAGTGATCTTACTTCTGAATTGGATTTTTTCATTGACCAAACCGAAGCCGAATTAAACCGGCGTGTTAGAACCGCAGACATGGTAAAAAGAGCCACCGCAGATTGCGATGGTCAATACCTTACTGTTCCTACTGATTGGCTGGAAGCCATTAATATTGAAATTACATCAAACAACTTTGCGCCTTTATTCCAGCTCAGTATTGAATCTTTGGATGTCTACAGAAAATCTATCAATGATTCTTCGGGTTCTCCTATATATTTTGCATGTGTAGACGACACTATTGAAGTGTGTCCGACTCCTGACACTTCTAGGACTTTACAATTAACATATTATTCAAAGGTTCCAGCATTATCAGACAGTCAAACAACTAATTTTGTTTCTACAAATCACCCAGATATTTATTTATACGGGTGTCTTAAAAACGCAAGCATTTATCTTATG